GAAGTTGGAGGAATCCCTTAAACAACACGGATGGTCCTACCATCCAATAGTAAGGGAGTGGAAAGGCTTTGGCACAAAGATAATCGGACTTTATGAGTACCTATGCTCAACCGATACGGATGAGTTTATCTACCTTGATGCTTACGATAACTATTGCATCGCAAGTCCACAGGAGTTCAAGTTTAAAAAGAAGGACTACCCTATGATAGTATCAAGTGAGAAAGGATGTTATCCCGATACCTATAAGATGGGAATGTTTCCAGTGGTTAATCATGAATGGAAGTTCTTGAATAGTGGGCAGATTTACGGAAACAAGGAACACTTCATAAATATTTACAATACCAATCCTCCGAGGTTTGAAGATGATGACCAGCGTTGGTACACAGAACGCTTCTTCGCAAGTCCTTACAGTATAGGACTTGATTATTGTAACATCTTCCAGTCTGTAGCGTTTGAGGTTGAAGGTGACTTTACCCTAACTTATAACAGACTTTACAACAATAAAACCCATACCTTCCCCATGTTCATTCACGGGAACGGCAAAACTGACATGAGCAAATTTTACTTATTATGATGGAATGGATAGTTAAGGAATACACCGACAAGGTGAATGCGGACCAAGAACTTAAAGAGTATAGGGACTGGATTGAAGCAAACGCATTCGGATTCGGTGAAAGATGCTTCCTTTGGATGTGGAATGACATAGTAGCAAGGATGCCCCAAGAGTTTACCTTTATGGAAATCGGGGTCTTCAGAGGGCAGATACTTGGATTAGTGAAAGCACTTGCGGATAGACACGGCAAAAAGGTTAGGCGAATCGGAATCACTCCGCTTGATACGAGTGATGGTCATTGGGAATCTGATTATGAAGCAGACATACAAAAACTGCATAGGACGTTTAAAATTGCTGAAGATTATGAACTTATACGTTTAGATTCAACCAACCCAAATGCAGTGCATCTTGCCTCACAGAATCCTCCTGATGTTCTTTACATTGATGGAGGGCATACCTACGAGGTGGTAATGGCAGACCTAAAGAACTATCTCCCAATCCTAAAGGTAGGCGGTACACTGGTAATTGATGACTGCAATAATGGAGTTGAAATGCCTTGGGGTTACTTCGCAGGGATTCAATCGGTATCTAATGCAGTGGACCAATTCCTACCAAGAGAAGGACAAAACGAATTATGGAAGCATGAGTTAAACTTAGTACACAATAGGGTACTTACAAAATTGAAGTAATGGATAAGGTTAAAGCAAAAATTAAAGATGTAAATAAAATAAAACAACCTAATGGAGGTTGGATACAAAGATTTGAAAAGGGAGTATCAGGCAATCCTAATGGCAGACCTAAGGGCAAAAGCAAAAAAAAGCAGTTAGAACTATTGATTAATGATATAGTTAACATCCACAATGGAAAAATATCAAATTTTAGAAAAAAGGTAATATATAATTTATATGAAATAGTATTAGCAGATATTGCTACAAATTGTGTTACTGATGATATACAACATCTATACTTTATTGAAAGTGATTTCGGTATAAAAATTGGTATTTCAAAAAATGTAGAGAAAAGATATTTGCAGATAAAAAACTATGCAGGAGAAATTAAAGTTTTGAAAGTCATAAACTATGCAGGAAACTTTGAAAAAAATATACACGATAAGTTTAAGCATTTAAATATAAAAGATAATAGTGAGATTGGGATTGAGTGGTTTGAAAAGGATAATACTTTATACAACTTTATTGAAAATATAAATACATCAAAACAATTATCAAAAATGTTTGGAACATTTACAGAGTTTCAATTATCGTTATTTAACTAAATTGAAGTAAAATGGAAAAGAAAAAAGGTAAAGGAAGACCTAAAGCAATAGAATCACCCGAAGTCATGTATGACCTCTTCCAAGAGTATTGCGAACATACCAAAGCAAATCCCATCAAGGTTAAGGATTGGGTCGGGGGAATGGCGAAACCTGTAGTAAGAGAAAAGGAGATTCCATACACTCTTGAAGGGTTTGAGATATATTGCTTTAAGCAAGGTATTATATCGGATTTGGGTAAATATTTTGCCAATTCGGAAGGAGCATACGAAGAATTCCGTACTATCTGCTCTTCTATAAAGCGAATTATCAGGGATGACCAAATAAAAGGGGGAATGGCAGGTATCTTTAATGCCTCAATCACGCAAAGACTTAACAACCTGGTAGAGAAGACCGAGAACAAGCATGAGGTAAGCGAAATAAAGATTACCCGTGACCGCTAATGTAAAACTATATAATCCACACGATGCCCAAAAGAAGGTCATAGATTGCGATAAAAGGTTTATCGTGATGATGGCAGGGCGAAGGTTTGGAAAGTCCTTAATCAGTCAGACAATTGCCTTAGAAAGCGGTATAGAGGGTAAGAGGGTGGCATACATTACACCAACATACCAACTCGGAAAGATATTCTTCCAAGAGTTACTTGAGATGTTACCTCTTGAAATCTATAAAAAGAATGAGGCAGACTTGGTGATTACCTTTATCACGGGTGGAACAATCCGATTCTTTACGGGTGAAAGGTTAGATAACCTCCGAGGATTGAAGTTTCACCTTTGCATAATAGATGAGGCAAGTTTCATTCCTGATCTTGAAGGCGGTTGGTTAAATAGTATCAGACCTACCTTGACTGATTACAAGGGCAAGGCATTGTTCTTATCTACTCCAAAGGGTAAGAATTACTTTTACTCACTTTTTATGAAAGGTAACGGAGGGGAGGAAGATTGGCAATCGTTTAAGTTTAGCACTTACGATAACCCTTACATAGATAAGTCAGAGGTTGATAGTGCAAGGATGCAACTGCCTGAGGTGGTCTTTGAGCAAGAGTATATGGCAAACCCTGCTGAGAATGCTGCCAATCCTTTTGGGTCTGCTTACATAAGGCAATGCATCTTCCCGATGTCTAATGGTCCTGTTGCCTGTTATGGGATAGACCTTGCAAAGGCGGTAGACTGGACCGTGGTAATAGGACTTGATAAGAATGGGTCTGTGTGCCATTATGAACGCTTCCAAAGGGATTGGAGGCAAACTAAGGAGTATATCATCAATTTACCTAAAGCACCTATCCTGATGGACTCAACAGGTGTAGGTGACCCAATCTTTGAGGATATGCAACGGGAGGGTCTTGATGTTCAAGGGTACAAGTTCAGCAGTACAAGTAAGCAGATGCTTATGGAGGGTCTTGCATCCGCTATTCACCAAAGAAAGATTACATTCCCATCAGGTCCTATCGTTGATGAACTTGAAATCTTTGAATACCAATACACCTCCTTTGGGGTAAAGTACTCCGCACCACAGGGATTCCATGATGATTGCGTGGTTAGTCTGTCCCTTGCTTGGCAACACCTTCAAAAGAATGTAGGGAGTGGGAGGTATAGTTTTGCGTAGGGTTTTTGTAGGGTTCCCTATTTTTTCCCTTTTTCCAAAAATATTTTGCTAAAAAACTTGGTAATCTAAAATATTTAGTATTTTTGCATAGTCAATCCGATTAGATAATTGCAGTATTTATTCGGGTTTGATTATAGCAAACCTGCTACAATTAGACCCACCTGCTGCAATCAGTGTGGGTTCTTTTTTGTCCGTACCCTATTGATAATGCAAGTAGTCGCCTACCTCTCAAAGTTCTGAATTCAAGGAGTTTAAATCTGTTAAATGAAAAGAAGGATGTAACTTTTTCCCTTTTCAGCCGACTAACCCGATTACCTATGTGACGGAGTAGATGGTCAGTAGTTGTTTCCTATTGGGGGTAGGGGGCAACTTCTGTTCTGACCAACTTCCCTCATAACCTTGTTCGGGAGTAGATTAATAATACTTAAAATAAACACTATGCCAAACATAAACCTAATCAATGATGACTGCATGAATGTGATGAAAGGATACCCTGATAATCACTTTGACCTTGCAATAGTTGACCCTCCTTATGGGATAGATATAAATTCAAGTGGCAGATTAGGACATTATGGTGGTAAAGGTAAAAAATGGGATGCTAATACACCTGATGACAATTATTTTATAGAATTATTTCGGGTATCTAAAAATCAAATCATTTGGGGCGGAAATTACTTTTATCTGCCTCCTACAAGATGTTTTTTAATATGGGACAAAAGGCAACCTGAAAACGTAAGTTTTGCAAGTTGCGAGTATGCTTGGACTTCATTTAATGAATCAGCAAAGACATTCTACAATAGACCACAGAACGCAGATAAAGAAAGGATTCACCCGACACAGAAACCAGTCAAACTTTATAAGTGGATTTTAGATAAATACGCAAAACAAGGTGACAAGATTTTAGATACCCATTTGGGTAGTGGAAGCATTGCAATTGCTTGTCACGATTACGGATATGACCTTGTAGGGGTTGAATTAGATAAAGATTATTTCAATAGTGCTATAAAAAGATTCAATAACCATACAATGCAGCAGTCATTGTTTTAGAACACTTACTCACATTTAAACTATTTAAAGTATATGAATTGGTCCAACGTAACAGTCTTCCAATACCAACAGATTAATGAACTTTATGCTAATAGCAAGGACTTAACCGACCTTGATATAAGCGTTAAGGTTGCCTCAATACTGACTAACCAAACGGAGAATCAGATTGATAGTTTACCCGTTAAGGAACTTGGACCATTGCTTGAGTCCATTGCTTTTATCAATGAGGAGATTAAACCTGAAGCGGTAAAGGTTCTAAAGATTAACGGCAGAAGGTACAAGTGCGTTTATGATGTTAGGAATATCCCTGCATCAAGGTACATTGAATCTAAGCACTTCAGCAGTGATGTGATGGGTAATCTGCATAAAATTATGGCGTGTATGGTCATACCTCAAAAGAAGGTATTCTTGGGGTGGGTAGATGACAAGTACGATGCAGGTAAGCATAGTGATTACGCTCAAGATATGCTTGAAGCACCTATCCAAT